AAACAGCGAATTGAGGAGGCACAGGCGCAAGCCCGCCTGGCCTGGAACACCCGCGCGCCGATTCTGAGCGCGGAGGAATTGCAGAGATTGGAGGCCCAGCCGTGACGCGGGAAGAAGCGATTGACATTTTGGCGGAAAGCAAGCGACAGAATGAGGTTATGAGAGATACCCCAAGCACGTTTTGGGTGTCACACCAAATGGCTGATGGAGTTAAAAATGCAGAAAGACGAATTGCAGCTCTTAACCTCGCCCTCTCCGCCCTCCGCCCCGTCAGCCGGGAGCAGGTGGAGCGGCTGTGGCCGGGGTGTGACCGTTGCAAAGCAGCTGATACAGCAATCGCATGGGAGCGGTGGGGACACCAATACTGTTCTCAATGTGGTCGCCCTCTCACCCCAGAGGCGTGGGAGGAACTGAGAAAGAGACTGGAGGCGCTAAACAATGACAAAAAATGAATTTATAGCCCTAATTGGGCAAGACGTAGTTGTAGACTATCCATTTGGCCGAGAACTCCAGCGGTGGAGCATGAAAAACTTTTATATCGATGGAAATGGCGAAGTCAAACATAATCGTCTCACGCTTATTATGGATGCTTTTATTGCCAACGCAAGAAATCCCCACAAAGGGAAGCCCACGCATGGTTAAGGAGGCGCTGAAAGATGAGTGCGATTGATTCGGATGCGCTAAAGGAGTATATCAAGAAAACAGATTTAACCGCTGTTGAACGGGGTGCGCTTTTGCAGGCGATCTCTAATATGTCCACCCTCACCCCGCCGAACGAGCCGCTGACGCAGGCAGACCTTGATAGCATGGACTATGACAAGGTATGGATTGACTATGGGGACGACGGTGAGTGGGCGCTGGTGGTAAACGGTCGAATCTATTGCCTGGCAGTACTAGAGGGCGCCGGGTTCGAGGACATCTTGCGGGAGGAGCTGGGCGGTGAGACCCTGGATCGCCCCAGTGGAGATTACACCGTGTACCGCCGCCCGACGGAGGTATCGCCATGAGACACCAATACACCCGCGCAGAGCTGGAATCCATCACCCAGGAGACGGCAATCTACATTGAGGGCGCAGGGATAGCCCAGCTCCAATGGGGCGGCCTGGAGATTGCAGAAGGGTGCAGGGATGGATATCTGTACTGCAAGCACATCAAGCCGTTTAGCCTGGAGCTGTACGGCCAATACTGGACGGCCTTTGACGGGCCGCCGGAGGAGGGGTGAGCATGGAGAGACTGACATACTGGTGTGACAATGGGCATGGTGGTGGAAAATGGTTTGTAGCTATCGATGCCGAAGGAAGAGAAGATTACGGGCCGCACGTTGACCGCCTCGCAGCCTATGAGGAGACTGGCTTGGAGCCGGGGGAAATCGAACAGCTCAAAGGTGAAGCATTTGGTCTGAGAGTGGACAAGCAAGAGCTGGAGCAATATCGTGCTCTCGGCCCCATTGACCGCCTCCGCGAACTGGCCGAGGCCGCACTACGGAGGGAGCAGGATGGCTGATATTCTTACAATTATAGCCGCTGTGGAGTGGATGGCGCTTGGCCTGCTTGTCCTGTGGAAGCTCAAGGGGTGGAATCGAAAGATGGAAGAGTTATACGAAGACATGAAGAAACAGTGGGAGGCCGAGCATGAGACTAGTTGATGCGGATAATGCACGAGAGTGCTTTGGTGGTGATGGGGTGACTGGAGCCGTCATGAAGCGTATGTTTGATAGCCTGCCCACCATCGACGCCGTGCCTGTGGTCAGGTGCCGGGATTGTGAGTGGTTCAATCACTATACCATGGAATGTGAGAGTGATGATGTTGCAACAGACCATGAGGGCGGAGCGTCGTTTAGCATTAACTTTGGCCCGGATGATTTCTGCTCCTACGGCCAGCGAAAGGAGGCCGACCATGGCTAATCTGATGTTTGCTGATGCAGAGTGCCCTAACTGCGGCAGAAACTGCGGAAATGGAGGACGCGGAGATATCTTCTACTGCCCCTCCTGTGGCTGGAAGGGAAAAATCAAGGGTGCCGAAAATGACATGAAGTTTATCGAGGAATATATTCGGTTTTGCATCGAACGTGACAAGGAGGCCAACCTAGACGAAGCCATCGAAAAGTACCTGAAAATCAAGGAGGAGGCCAACATGGACAAGCCGAGAATTTGCGAGGTGCTTGGGGTTGAACCAGAAGAAAAGTTTGAAATTAGAGGAAACACGTTAGGGCGATTTCGTATCAATAAATATGGGACATTCCAGATTGAAATATCAAATGACTGCTGGGGATTCTCCACTGTGGAATGTCTTAACAATCTCATAAATCATCCAGAAAACATCGCCCGCAAGCCCCGCTGGACGGAGCAGGAGGTGGAGAGGGCGAAGGCTATCAAAGTGCTATATCCAGTTGTTAAAACATTGGCATACGTTGATATAGTGGGACAGACATTTTACATGTATGATGACGAAGACAACTATAAGGGCAGTCTTGATAACCTTGATGAAACGTTTCCTACGCTGAGGAGCATAAGGCGGGCCACATTGGACGAGATCATCGGAGGTGCCCAATGATTTCCTTGAAATGCCCTGATTGCGGGTTCTTTTTCAGCGTAGACTTTCCTGACGATATTTCCGAAGATGAACGGGTCGAACTGTATACCTGCCCTTGCGGAGCAATGATGGAGGAAGTTCCGTTCAGTATGGATTATATACCAACAATCGGAGGTGCCAAATGACCAGAGAAATACTTTTCAAGGCCCAACGGCTGGATAACGGCGAGTGGGTGGAGGGAAACATTGTGGATGTCCCGGAAGATGCCGACTTTATGCCCGGAGCGTACATTCTACCGCGGCTGGTATCGGCCAGGGCAGACCCGCCCACAAAAGGTATCATGCTCGGAGGTTTCTTTGAGGTTGACCCCTCCACGGTCTGCCAGTATACCGGCCTGACCGACAAGAACGGCGTGAAGATTTTTGAGGGTGATATTTTGAGCTACAACGGATCAAGAGAGCCAGTTATTTTTAACACAGATCTCAGAATCCCATGTTTCACAACTGGAATTGGAAGCGGAAGCAGCACCCCACTACATCCGTACAAACTGAGCAAGCGCCATTTTGTCATCGGCAACATCCACGACGGGGAGGGCGGGCAACATGAGCGAGTGGATTAGCGTCAAGGACAGGCTGCCGGAAAGTCAAGCGGATGTCCTTGTGGTGGCGTTTTGGCATGAACGCTGGCAGACCATGATGGGCTGGCATAGTGACATGGGAAAGAAGTGGCGTGTCATTACACCACACGGAGAAAGAGAGCCGGGCGGTGTCACCCACTGGATGCCCCTCCCAGACCCGCCGAAGGAGGGATAGACCTTGAATGAGTTTAAGGAAAGACTCAGGAGGTTGAGGGAGGAGAAAAAGCCTGTTAGGAGTATGGCGGTAGTGTCAGAACTGTGCGGGCTTCCGCGCAGCGCAGTAAGAAAATATGAGCGCGGGGAGGCAAAGCCCAATATGACTGCGCTGATTGCTCTGGCAGACTACTATGAAGTATCGCTAGATTATCTAACAGGTCGAGTAAAATACAGATAAAATTTGAAGATTAACCTTTAAAGGGCAGCTAAACCAAAAAATTGATTTAAAATGGGAGTGTGGGAGCGTGTGCCCCTGCGCTCCCATTCCCCTTCCTCCTTCACACGGATGGGGTGGCGTCGGTGCATCTGCCGCCACCCCCTCTGTGTGCAATATGCCGCCGGTCGAACACCACCCCACTATTCGGGGCATGAGGGGTCGCACCCCTCTGGCGGCGAATGACGGTGGAAAGACACTACACCAGATTGCCGGAGCGTCTAGGCGCTGGGAAGAGTAAGACGCGAGCCGCCTGTCATGGGGGCTGAGCTAAAAAAGCGGTGGCAGCTATGACCTGCCCCGGTGTGCCGACACATAGAAAGCGGCTGCGCCCGGCGGAGCGTGTAGAGACGGAATCCGCCACATATGCCGAGTGCTTGAGCAGAAGCGGAAGCGGCGGCCATGGACAACGCCGCGGACGTGTGGCGGCTCAATACCGCCTCTCGGCTCCAAAACTGAAAAGGTGGTGAAAATATGCCAACCTATCGAAACGGCCGTATCTGCTTGAATAGAAACGAAACAAGAGGATTTTACAAGCAGACTATCCACCCATCTGAGGATACCGCAAGGCTGAGAGACAAATACCTGGACGGAATTGATAAAACGTTAGAAATCAAGCCGACAAGGGATGGTGTAGTCCTGAGCCGGAAGTGACATGATATGCCGCTCCTCGCCGCATGAGGCGGGTGGTGGCACCAATAAGAGCCTCTTGACTGGGGGTGATGCCTCATGATTACAGAACACGGAGGCGATCTGTGATATGAGCGGTGCTGGAATAGGTAGACAGTAAACAAGGCAACGAGGACGGACAAAACGTGCTGCCACCTTGCTGACGAGTAAGGCCGTCGCCCCGATCGTAGCTGCGCCATGTGAGGTGCAAATCCTCACCCGCTCAAAAGATAAAGCCGCCCCCGGAGGGGCGGCAGGATTAGCTCAGAATTTCTTTCAGTTTGTCCAAATTCCCGGCATTGGGGCTGACCTTGCCGCTCTCCCAGCGGGATATCACGGCCTGGTTAACGTCCATCGCATCCGCAAGCTGGGCTTGAGTCAAGCCTTTGGCCTTTCTGGCGGCGGAAATATCAAACTCGACAGACGCAAGGGGGCGCTTGCCTTTACCGGCAAAATAGCCTAACTGCCAAGCCCCCTGCATTTCAAGGGGCTGGAACTTTTCAGACCCTCCCTCCACGGGCGGGTCAATGCTGGTGATCTCGCAAAGCGCCTCAGCAACCTGCCGGTCGAGATCCCCCTTTAGGAGGCCAAGCCGGTGAGCGTCGGAAATGACTCTGGCGAGTGCTGTATACGGGCGCTGAGCGGCAAGGGTGAGATCCCCGCCGATCTCCTGCGGATATGCCGCCGCGTTGAGCCGGCCGAACACCCAGCCAAACACGTATGCCTCTCTGTTTGTCATTAGCAACCAACCTCCTTGAAATAACGGTATTCCATCTCGTCATAGACATTGACCTTAATCTCAACCTTGCTGTCAGGATACTGGGAGGCATAACGAGCGGCACAATCCTCGGCGCCCTTCTTGTCGTCCATATAAGCACCCATCATCCAGCCGTCTTTGCAGACACAGTATTCATAGTGTTTCATGAGTTTACCTCCTATGTTGTACTCTTTAATTTTTATGACTTAATTATATCATAAAATATGATATTGTCAATACATATCTTGAAAAATATTTGCCGCCCCGCAGTTGCAGGAGACGGGGGAGGCCCCAACGAGAGGAAACGCATGGCGGGATATTCCCCCGCCGCCTCTCAAACAAAAGATCAGGGCTAGGCCGACGGGCCGAAAAGGGAGGTGCCACCTTACTCCCCTGCCCTGAGTCAACATAAAGGTGGGAAGCAAAATAGAAAGGGTGGTATCTACATGAACGAACTAATCAAAGTTGACTTTAGCGGCGAACAGCCAGCAGTATCAGCGCGGGAACTCCACGAGTTTCTAGAGGTAGAAACACCGTACCACAAGTGGTTTCCCCGTATGTGCGAATATGGATTCGCTGAAAATGAGGATTACGCAGTCACGGACATTTTTGTCCATAACCCCGCTGGCGGCCCTCAGAGCATGAAAGATGCCGCCGTCTCTATCGATATGGCCAAGGAGATCTGCATGCTCCAGCGGAACGAGAAGGGGAAGATTGCCCGGAAGTATTTCCTCCAATTGGAGAAGGATTGGAATAGCCCGGAAAAGGTAATGGCCCGTGCGCTCCAGATAGCAGATCGAAAGATTAAGATGCTGGAGGCGGAGAAGGAGACTAACCGACCGAAGGTGCTGTTTGCGGACTCCGTGGCTGCCTCCAATACATCCATACTGGTTGGAGAGCTGGCAAAGCTCCTCAAGCAGAATGGGGTGGACACTGGGCAGAACCGTCTCTTTGACTGGATGCGGAACAACGGATATCTGATCCGCAGAGAGGGCACGGATTACAACATGCCCACACAGCGCTCAATGGAATTGGGCCTGTTTGAAATCAAGGAAACCAGCATCACACATGCAGATGGGCATGTTACGGTGAACAAGACCCCGAAGGTGACGGGGAAAGGACAGCAGTTTTTTATCAACATGTTTCTTGGTTGACAACCCACACGGGTGTATCGCTTAACAGGCTGTGACGGCTGGCCGTATCCGAGCCAGAGCGCGACAGTAGGCGGCGATGGTGTACTCCCTTTAGGGCCATATATATAACCCATACGGGGTTAATATATTGGCCCTCAAAGGGAGTGGACGTTTGACATGATTTTGACTCTACTTAGGCGAGAGGTGGTGAGTGTGGCATTAACGCCAAAGCAGGAAAGATTTGTGCAAGAGTACCTTGTGGACTTGAATGCCGCACAGGCTGCTCTTCGGGCAGGGTATAAAAACCCTGAAATTGGGCGGCAGCTAATTACGAAAAATAACGTTTCTTCCGCAATTCAGGAAGCAAAGAGAGCCAGAAGTGAACGGACAGAGATTACACAGGACTATGTGCTTGCCAAGCTGAAGGAAATCACAGATAAACCGGCCTCGGATGCGAATGACAGCGATCTGAAGTATTCCAGCAAGATAAAAGCACTTGAACTGTTAGGGAAACATGTGGGAGCGTTCGATGGAAAGGCGAACGGCGATGGAGATACGGAGGTTAAGGTGGTCATAGATGTCTGAGATTCGTTTATCGTCCGTCCTTGGACCTGCATTCCACCTACTGGCTCGTGACGTATTCCAACACGGACACACACACTATGATTTGTCTGGTGGCCGAGGCTCGCTTAAATCTTCCTGCGTTTCCCTGCTGGTGCCGCTTATCTTGCTGACCAATTCAAACACCCACGCCTTGGTACTTCGCAAAGTGGCGAACACCATCCGGGACAGCGTGTATGCACAATATCTATGGGCAATCGGAGAATTGGGTATGGCGGCGTACTGGGACGCTAAGGTTCAACCTATGGAGCTGATTTATAAGCCGACTGGGCAGAAAATCATGTTCCGGGGCGCTGATGACCCCATGAAAATAAAGTCCATTAAGGTTCCGTTCGGATATATCGCTGTAACACACTTTGAAGAAAAAGATCAGTTTTCCGGTCGGGCGGAGATTCGAACCATTTTACAATCTACCATGCGCGGCGGGTCGAAGTTCTGGAACTTTGAGAGCTACAATCCACCCATAAGCCGGGACAACTGGGCCAATAAGGATAGCTTGGAGGAAAGAGCAGACAGGCTGTGCCACAAGAGTACATACTTGGAAGCCCCACCGGGGTGGTTGGGGGCGCAGTTCCTAGCAGAAGCTGAACACTTGAAGACCACGGACGAGAGGGCCTATCGCCATGAATACTTGGGCGAAGCTGTCGGCACCGGCGGGAATGTATTTGAGAATCTGGAGTTGAGGGAAATCACGGACGAAGAGTTCGCTTCCTTTGACCGTATCTATCAAGGTGCGGACTGGGGCTGGTTCCCGGACCCATTTGCCTTTATCCGACTCCACTATGACCGGGCTAGAGAGACAATATACCTAATGGACGAGATATACCAAAATAAGCTGACCAACGAGGCGAGCGCAAAGTTGATTCTTTCCAAAGGTTACAAGGATGCTTACATTACCTGTGACAGCGCAGAGCCTAAATCATCAGCAGACTATCGGGCGATGGGCCTTCCGGCCAAAGAGGCAATTAAGGGGCCTGGAAGCGTGGAGTATAGCATGAAGTGGCTCCAGCGGCGGAAGATTGTTATTGACCGCCGGAGGACACCAAACGCCTATAACGAGTTTGTGAATTATGAGTATGAGCGAAATAAGGATGGGGAGATCATCAGCGGGTATCCTGACGAGAATAACCACCTTATTGACGCCACAAGATACGCTCTTGAGCGTGTATTTAGGAGAATGGGGATGACTGCATGAACCTTGAACAAGCGATGAACTATCTTGTTTCTTATAATGGATATGAAGAAATCGTTCATTCATTGCTAGAGCATATATCTATGTTTTCTGAAGAAGGGACGATTCTACCACCTAAAATTTTTAAATATGGGGATGAAAGCGAAACTGTTGAAGCTATCCTATGGTTTCTCCTTGTCTGTATGTTCGGGGATTATGGGACATCTCCGCGGTTTGGATGGATTGACAAAAAGAGAGAAGCAATTGCGTTTCTAAACAACCTGCTTTCGGATGAGGTGTCCGAATGAATATTACCGAAAAACTAAAACAGCTTGGTTACTCTACCGTGCCGGAGGAGTTTTACCGCAAAGTACAGGAGTGGAAATCTTGGTATGTGGGCGACGTGAAGGGCTTCCACAGGTACAAGGTCAGAAACGGAACGAGCATGGTCAAATGCAAGCGCTTCACGCTTAACATGGGAAAGAAGATCCCGGAAGATTGGGCAAACCTTCTGATGAACGAGAAGGTGGAGATTACCATTGAGGGCCAGAGGGAACAGGAATTTGTTGACCATGTGCTCAAAGAAAACAACTTTCTGGTCAAGTCAAATGAAATGCAGGAGAAAGCATTCGCGCTCGGGACGGTGGCGTTTATTCCCCGTGTAGTGGGAATGAAGGCCACGGGAGAAGGCCCTGTTCCTGGTAGCGCTGACGGAATTGTGATGGATTATGTGACAGTAGAGCATATATGGCCGCTGGCGTGGCAGAACGGGATTATTACGGAGTGCGCCTTTGACAGCATCGTGACCGTCAATGGTGAGGATTATTGTTATCTCCAAATTCATCACAAGGTAGATGGCTTATACGACATTGAGAATCGCATCTATCATTACCGCAACGATAATGTGGATGCCGAACTGGACTTATCTGACGTCAAGGGATTTGAGTTAGTCCCTCCCGTGGTACATACCGGATCAGATCAGAGGCAGTTTGTTGTTGACCGGCCTAATATCGCCAACAATTTTGACGATTCCCCGCTTGGAATTTCTGTCTATGCAAATGCAATCGATGCCCTTAAGGGCGTAGATGTGGCCTATGACAGCTATGTAAATGAGTTTGTACTGGGGAAAAAGCGCATCATGGTCAAGCCGTCTGCAACCAAAGACCTCGACGGAGAGCCATTTTTTGACCCGGACGACTTGGCTTACTATGTACTCCCGGAGGATGTAAGTGACGGTGCGGCCATCACGCCCATCGACATGACACTCCGTACCCAGGAGCACAACACGGGCATCCAAGACCAACTGAATCTACTGTCCAGCAAGTGTGGCTTTGGAGAAAACCATTACCGCTTCGACCAGGGGAGCATTACCACAGCTACCCAGGTCATCAGCGAAAACTCCACCATGTTTAGGACCATCAAAAAGCATGAAATCATTTTGGAACAGGCCATTACAGAGTTGTGCCATATTATTCTTCGGCTTGGGAATGCAGCCATGGGCGCCGGGCTGAATGAAGATGCTAAAGTTACCATTGACTTTGATGACTCTATCATCGAGGACAAGACCACCGAGCGGAATAATGACCGTCAGGACCTTGCGGCGGGCATTATGAACCCGTGGGAGTACCGCATGAAGTGGTACAACGAGGACGAGGCTACGGCTAAGAAAATGCTGCCAAAGATGGAGGACATGACAACGGAAGGGGAGAACGAGATTGAATGAAATACCCATTCTCTCCCGAAGTTCTGGACTCTCTTCCAGAAGAATTGGCCGAGCTATACCGCAGTCTGGAAGCGACGCTCCTAGAGGAAATATGTTCTCGCCTGAAATTATCCGGCGAGCTGAACGAGGTCACGGTGCAGGGCATCCGGGTGCTGCGCTCCCATGGCATCGACCTGAGCGAGATTGAGAAAGCTATCCAGCGAACCGCCAACATCTCCCGGAAAGAACTGGACAAGCTGCTGGACGAGGTGGTAGAGCGCAACCAGCGGTATTATACCGACCTCATTGACTTAGCGGGCGTGACACAGCCGGAGACGATGGTGAGTTCTGCCGATATTAACGCCATACTCTCCCAAGCACAGCGGGAAGTTGGAAACCTGACCCGCTCCATGGGCTTTCTGTTGGACAACGGGCGAACCATGCTGCCCTATGCAAGGGCTTACCAGTGGGCGCTGGACAGCGCGGAGATGCAGATCATGAGCGGGGCTATATCCTATAATCAGGCTATCAAGAGCGCCGTCAAGCAGCTTGCAGACAGCGGACTCCGCATGGTGGACTATGAGAGCGGCCACCGTGACCATATCGACGTGGCTGCCCGCCGTGCAGTGATGACAGGCGTATCCCAGATCTGTGCCAAGTACACGGAGCAGAGCGCGGAATATCTGGAGACACCATACTTTGAGATATCAGCTCACATCGGAGCCCGGGACAAGGGCGTTGGATGGCAGAATCACAAGGCATGGCAAGGCCGTGTGTACTCTGTCAGAGCCGGTGACAAGTATCCGAACATCTACGAGGTGTGTGGCCT